TTTACTGTAAGAAAAGACGACGCTACTTCAGAAAATCCAAGAGAGTACAAATACGTTATTAACAAAATTTCAAAGGAAGAAGCATGTTCGTGTAGAACAAACCACGGCATTATAATGAAGGAACTTGGGTACCACAAAAACCCAACCGATGAGCGTTTAATTAAAGCTCGTGAAAGCAGCGAAAAACGTTTAGAATACGCAAGAAAGTTTGCATCTGCTAATATTGAAGAACCAGGAGAACTTATTGATCAAATTGCAAAATGTCCTGATAAAGACGTTTTCATGAATCCAATGAGAACAGGCAGTATTAAAAAAGGCGAAATGGTGACAACTGGACAATTATTGATTGTGCCAAAGGAAAGAACACTTCACTATCGACCAATATACTCTTCAGTTTCTTTTGATTACAACCGCTTAAGTGGTCCTGAAGCAAAAACCTTTTTTGAAATTATTTCATCACGTAAGCTCTTATCCTTTAAAGAGTTCGCGCATAAATAATTTTATGTGGACTTATAACGGAGAGGAATTTACCTCTGAAATGATCGAATCATACCATGGATTTGTGTATGAAGTAACCGATATTCATAATAAGATGAAGTATATTGGTAAGAAAAAGTTTTGGTCAAAAGTTACAAGACCACCTTTAAAAGGCCGAAAAAATAAAAGAAGATCACTAAAGGAGTCTGATTGGCAAACATATTACGGTTCGAACGAAGAAGTAAAAACGCTAGTAGAAGAGTTTGGACCTCACAGATTTGAGCGAAAAATACTAAGATTGTGTGTTTCACCAGGGCAAATGACATATTTCGAAATGAAAGAGCAGATTGATAGAGAGGTGCTTTTTAAGCCAGAAGAGTACTATAATGCCTTTATTGGCGGTAAAATACACAGAAATCACGTATTAAAGAAAAAATAGTATTTACAATAGTTAGTTTTTAGTGTATAATATGTACTGAAACAAAAAACAGATTATGATTATTGTAGATTACAGCGGGATAGCCATTGCATCCATTTTCTCACAAGACCGTCCAGAAGAAATTCAAGAAGGTCTTATTCGCCATATGATTCTTAATTCTCTTCGGAGGTACAATATTAAGTTTAGAAAAGAATACGGTGAAATGGTAATTGCCTGCGATAGTTCATCCTGGCGCAAAGAAGCATACCCTCAATATAAAGCAAAGCGCAAAAGCAATAGAGATGCTTCACCATTGGACTGGGGTCATTTCTTTACGCTAATCAATGGTGTGAGAGACGAGATCAAAGAAAATATGCATTATCCTGTAGTTCAAGCAGACCGAGCAGAGGCTGATGATGTAATTGCAACACTCGTAGAATCAACACAGGAGTTTGGCAAATCAGAGCCTGTCATGATTGTTTCTTCTGATAAAGACTTCTTTCAGTTGCACCGATACCCTAATGTAAAACAATTTAGTCCAATGAAGCGGGATTTCGTAACTGTCGATGATCCTGTCTTTTATAAGTTTGATCATATTTGCCGCGGTGATTCAGGTGATGGTGTTCCAAATATTCTTAGTTGCGATGAGTCATTTACCGACGGTATCCGCCAAAAACCAATGCGTGCTAAAAAGATCGAAGCTTGGTATAAAAATGATGCTGACGATAGACTCATTGATGAAATGGGTCACGAGGCATATCGTAATTTCTGCAGAAACAAAACAGTCATTGATCTTGACTGTATTCCTGAGGATATTACACAAGATATCAACGATAAATATAATCTACAGACAAACAAAAATAAAGGGAGAGTACTAACATACCTTATTGAAAAGCGGTGTAATATGCTAATCGATTCAGTATCGGACTTTCTCCCAGCAACCTAATTATTATTATGCAAAAATATATCCATGAAATATTCGAAGAAACGTGTAAATTAGATAATCGCGATGATCGTATTGCGTACTTAAAAGAAAACGCGTTTAAACAAGTAAAGACTGTATTACAGCTTTGTTATAATGACAAAATCGAATTAGATCTTCCCTACGGGCGCCCTCCGTTTGAAGTGTGTCCAGATGGTCGTGAACCTTCTCCCTTAGCCAATGTCTTTAGCTCTATTGGTGTTTGTGTTAAGGATAATGATGTGCCACGTGTAAGAAAGGAAAAGATCTTTATTGGTATTCTTGAACAATTAACCGAAAAAGATGCCCATATTCTTTGTGCAGCAAAGGATAGTACTGTTACAACGCTACAGAATAAAGCGTACTCAAAAATGACAAAAAGCCTTGTAGAGGCGTGTTTCCCCGAGATTCTTAAATAATAATTGTGCTATTTTGTAGTGTACAATTTGTTGTATTTGTGCTATAATATATCCGTAATGAACGTATTTGTTCTAGATAATAATCCAACCACAGCAGCTAAACAACATTGTGACAAACATGTCGTAAAAATGATTGTTGAGTCTGCTCAAATGCTATCAACTGCTCATCGTATGTGCGATGGAAAAGCAGAACGTAGACCATCGAGTTCAGGTAAAACTATGCAGCAGTATTATGTTTTACCTGACGAACGCGAAAATATTCTTTACAAAGCAGTTCACAAATATCACCCATGTACAGTATGGACAATGGAAACCATTCAAAACTATCGGTGGCATTGGAAGTTATTTAATGCTCTTTGTGATGAATATAAGTATAGATATGGCCGAGTTCATAAAACCGATGAATTACTTCGTGATGAACTTTACTGGGGTCCGGCAAACATTACTGATTCTAAAAAAACAAAATTTCCATTAGCTATGAAATCAAATCCTGAATGCATGTTCGATGATCCTGTCAAATCATATCGAGCATTTTACAAAACAAAACAAGACAGATTTAAAATGGCGTGGACAAACCGCGAAACACCAAACTGGTTTAAATAATTATGACATACGAATATATTTGCGACAAATGCAAAAACAGATGGGACGAAGTTCATCCTATGAAAGATCGCAACCTCCCTGTAGGAAAACAATCTCCATGTTGCGAAGATGGTGTTGTTAAAATGTCCATTACTGCTCCAGGTCTAAACTTTGACGGAGCGATTTCACCAATACGGAGAGCAGGAACTGGATGGAATGATGTCCTAAAAGGAATTAAAAAAGCATCAGGAAAGGATAACACAATCGATCACTACTAGAATGAAAATTACAACACAACAAACACTGCCAGTTGAAGTCACACTTGACGACGATCAACAAAGAAACGTTACAGCCACCTTTTTAGAAAAGTTGCTTAATTGGAATCGTGATTATTTCATTGAAGATAAGTTAGTAAAAAACACTAAAACTTATTATACGAGTCATTCGTGGAAAACAGTGGAGACCGTACGAAAAGCTACCTCTGAAGACAACTTTGCGTTTAAAGTTTTTCAACAAATCTACAACAGATAATCCGTGCCAAGAAGAAGTACAAAAAAGAAAGACAATATTCTTGTCCCTGATCTTGATGAACTTGCTGTGTATTCTAATAATATGCAGCACATCAAACCTATTACAGATTCTCAGAAAAAAGCTTATGATTGTTGGGAAAAGGGAAACAATCTGATTTTATCAGGAGCTGCAGGTTCAGGTAAAACATTCATTGCAATATATCTAGCACTTCAAGAGCTTATTAATAATCGTAAAAAGCGTTTAGTAATTTTAAGATCGGTTGTACCTACTCGTGATATTGGTTTTTTGCCTGGAACACAAGAAGAAAAAGAAGCAGCATATTTAACTCCATACATTGGTGTTGTAAGTGAAATATTTAACAATAATCCATCGCTATTTACATCCTTCATTAAAAATGGAACAATTGAATTTCTAACGACATCGTATATTAGAGGTATTACACTAAAAAACGCAATTGTTGTAGTTGATGAATTTCAAAACTGCAATTTTCATGAGCTTGATTCAATTATTACACGTATTGGTAAAGGGTCTCGAGTGATTTTTTCTGGTGATTACTACCAGTCGGATTTTACAAATAGAAAAGAAAAAGAAGGTATCGGAGAATTCTTAAAAATTATTGAATGCTTAAAGCACTTTAAAAAGATTGAATTTGATTGGAAAGATTGTGTGAGATCAGGAATGGTCCGCGACTATCTTATGACAAAAGAAAAAATGATTGAAGATAACGCAATCAACATCCCTAAATAATGAACAAAACATTTGAACACGCTGACATTCAGCTTAAATACGAAGAGCTTTCGGCTAAAACCGAAAAAAGTGGTCGCGTTTATACTACACCAGGAGGAATTAAGTATCCTTCAGTAACCACTGTACTAGGATACCGTGACCGTTGGAAATGGGCTGAGTGGAGAAAATCAATTGGTGAAGAGGAAGCGAATCGTATTACTCGCCATGCTACAACGCGAGGAACTGCTGTTCACAATATCGCTGAACGATACATCAATAACGAAGAAGATTTTATCCGAACCGATAACGACAAAATGCCTCATATCCAATTTGGATGGAAAACTCTTAAAAATGTTATTGACGATCGAATCGGTAAGGTGTATATGCAGGAATGCACATTATACTCTGACGATTTAAAGATTGCTGGACGCGTTGATTGTATTGCTGAATTTGATGGTGAACCAGCCATTATTGATTTTAAAACTTCTGGTAGAGTAAAATCAGAAAATGAGATTAGTACATATTTTATGCAAGAGTGTGCTTATGCAATTATGTTTAAAGAACACACTGGCATTGACGTTAAAAAACTAATTACTATTATGGTAGTAGATGGCGATCCTAAACCAATTGTGTTTGAACAGAATGTTGATGATTGGGAAGATAGGTTACGAAAAGAAATTAATTATTATTACGGCTGGTAAACTGTTATGATTATTTTGACGGATTGTGATGGTGTCCTCCTTTCATGGGTGCACTCATTTGAATGGTGGATGAAAAGAAAAGGCTATAAGCCTTGTGCTGTTTCATACAACGTATCAGAACAATACGGCATCAGTCAAAAGCACGCTGCAGATCTTGTAGAAGTGTTTTGTGAATCTGCTGCAATTGGATATTTACCTCCTCTAAAAGATGCGATTAAATATGTGCGTAAGTTACATGAGGAGCAAGGTGCAGTTTTCCATTGTATCACTTCTATTGGTGTTGACCCATATGCTGTAAAACTACGCGAGCAAAATCTTAATAGAGTGTTTGGAGAAACTGTTTTTGAAAGAATCCATTGCTTACCTTGCGGTGCAGACAAAACTGAAGCACTTAAAAGGTATGAAGGATCTGATTTTGTCTGGGTTGAAGATAAACTGGAAAATGCAAATCTAGGAGCTAAAATGGGTTTAAGGTCGTTTTTAATTAATCACCCATACAATTCAATAGGTGTTGTACATAATGATGTAACGAGAGTTAATAAGTGGGAAGAAATCTATAATCATATTGCATAATGAAAAAGGTAGCATTTTTAAATTTATCTTACAACGCATTTAATAAAAATGACGTTTGGAAAGCTTTCTTTGATCAGGGAAATCAAAACTCTTTCAACTTGTATATACACCCTAAAGACGACTATCAGTGTGTATTTTCTAATTACTTTATTAAAAATCGTGTAGAAACTGCCTGGGGCCATTTTTCTTTAGTTGAAGCTACTATAGAGTTAATGAAGTCAGCACTAGAGGATGAGGATAATGAATACTTTACACTCATTAGTGATTCTCACTTCCCTCTATATTCTTTAGATGTAACAACAGAGTTGATTAAGAAAAAATATGCCAAGATGACATTTGCTACTCATGGAGCAATATCAACAAAGCAAAAGAGTCAGAGAGTTTTAAAACACGGAGTCCAAGGAAATCACAATTTCACTTTGTATAATGCAGTATGCCAATTTTTTGTTTGGAGAAGGAATGATGCAATTAAGTTTATTGAAACCTTTGATCACTTTTCTCAATTCTTCATTAAAAACAAAGTTATTTTTGCTGATGAGTTTTATTTTTGGGCTGTTGCGAATGAGTTGAAAATGGATTTTGATATTGGACAAGCATCAACATACTCTGATTGGGATCAATATCCAATTGAGGGAACAAACAAAATTTGTAGGCAACCGCGTGAGTGCGAATATTTAAATAGTTTAGTATTGAAAACTCTTAGAAATCAAGGGTTTTTATTCACGAGAAAAGTTATGCCGGCTACTGAAGTATCTGTAGATGTTTTTAATTAAAATAGAATCAATTGTATGAACACTAAAAAGTTTTTCATTATTGCCTTAATACTTATCGGCATCGCTCTTTCTAAAGATGTATTACAGGCTTTTGTCGAATTAATATTTGACAGTGGAATTTAAAAAAATGCGCTTGTAGCTCAGTGGTTAGAGCAGGGGTCTCATAAACCCTTGGTCGCTGGTTCGAGTCCAGCCGGGCGCACCATTCAAACATATAAATAATTTTGATGAAAACAAGACAACAGGAAATCGCCAAAGTAATTAGCGAAATTGAATCTTCTCTAGATAAATTAAAAGATTTTAACTCCTTTAAAGATTTGCCAACAGCGGAAGAAGATTCTAGTGCAGAATACACGAGTGCCGAAACCTCTGCAGAATACACGAGTGCGGAGACGAGTGCAGAATACACGAGTGCGGAATATACAAGCGGAGAATATTATTCTTCTTCGGAATCTAGTGCAGAGTCTTCTGCTGAATCAACATCATCTGAAAGTAAAGTTTTTTTTTCTCGTGGCTTAACAAAATCATGGCCAAGATTCAAGTATCTCTCAGGGGAGATACACGGTAATTTAACTAAAACACGTACTATGGCATTGGATGACTCTAATGTCATTCATTCTCTTGGTTATAAGTCTGATATGCATATCAAGACTGACATTCTTTTAAATAGCATTAATAGAGAACTACCAGGACAT